GACTACGTCAACGTCGTCCGCCTTGGCCCGCTCGGCCCGTTCCAGTACCGAGTCCTCGGCGAACTGAAAGAACTCTTCCCGGCCGGCGACCTCATCCACATGCCCGGCTCGTACACCGTGCCTGGCACGCCGGTCGGCTTGTCGCCGATCGACTACGCCCGCCAGACCATCGGCGTCGGCCTCTCCGCCGAAGAGTACGCAGCCCGCTTCTACGGCGACTCAGCCGTCCCNTCGGGCGTGCTCCANACCGACCAGTCGCTNACCGGTGAACAAGCGATCGCCATGAAGGCTCGGTTCAACGAGGCCGTCAAGGGCCGTCGCGAAGTTGCAGTTCTCGGATCGGGAATGTCCTTTTCGCCAATCAGTGTTTCGTCGTCAGAATCGCAGTGGTTGGAGACCTCGAAAGTCACCGCCACTCGCATCGCTCGGATCTTCGGCGTCCCGCCCGAGATGATCGGCGCAGAATCCGGCTCATCGATGACCTACGCCAACGTCGAGTCGAGGTTCATCAACCTGCTCACCCTCGCTGGCCGTCCATGGATTGCCCGCCTCGAGCACGCCATCTCGAACCTACTGCCCGGTAGGCTACTCGTCCGAGCCGACATCGACGAGCTGCTTCGCACTGACACGCAGACTCGCGTCAACGTCCAGACCCAGCGCATCCGTTCCGGCCTNCGTTCGGTGAACGAAGAGCGGGCCATCGACAACCTGCCACCGATCGACGGTGGCGACGTGTTCCTCTGGCCGCCATTCGCACTCGACGTGGCCAAGGAACTACTCATCGAAGACGCCCCGACAGATCCACAGGAGATGCAAGATGTCGAAGGGTGACTCATTGCCGCAGGAGGTCCTTGACCGCCTCGGTGACACCTCGAAGATGACTGACGTCCGCTTGACCAAGCGTGGCAAGGTCGACGTCGAGGTCCGCACACTCGCCCAGGCGCCCACGCTCGTCACCGCCGACGATGCGTCGTGGAATCTTCGGGGTTACGCCACCGTCTATGACGTCGGTTACCCGATCGCTGGTGGGCCTGANGCTGGTGGTTGGACCGAGATCATCGAGCGGGGAGCGACTGCCAAGTCGATCAACGATGGCGCCGACACTCGGCTGCTCTTCGACCACGACGGCATCCCGCTCGCTCGCACCTCATCGGGCACCATGCGCCTGCTGTCTGACGACCTCGGGATGATGGTCGACGCCGACCTTGACCCCGCCAGTCCCTACGCCCAGTCAGTTCGCTCCGCAGTCCTGCGCGGCGACGCCGACCAGATGTCGTTCGCTTTCCGAGTCACTCGCCAAGAGTGGAACGAGGACTACACCGAGCGGCGCATCAAGGAAGTCCAACTCTTCGACGCATCCGTCGTCACCTATCCCGCAAGCGAGGCAACCGTCGTGCAGATGAACAGCACCACCCCAGAAGAGGTCGAGGTCCGTGACCTTGACCCAGAAGCCGAGGCAGTCGAGGACTCGCTTGTCGAGCAGATCCGTGGCCTGCTGGCTCAACTCATCGCCGGCGAAGCCGCCGAGCTCGAGTCTGGTTCACCCGCCGCTCAGTCGATCCGGGCACTGGTCAACGTGCTCTGCGCCCTCGACTGGTGGGAAGAGGTCGACGAGGCCGAAGACGCCTCGGGCNACACCGAAGAGATGTCAGAGGGCGATCCGGCAATGGTCCGCTCGCTCTCGACTGCGGATGCTCTCGCCGAGCTCCGCNCCCTGACCGCTTAGGTCAATCAGTCCAACCCAAGCCACGCCGCCCTGTGCGCCGCGTGTCACGCCGACCGGTCNCCCCGGTCACCTGACGCGCACCCGCAAGGCACCTGGCATCACCCCAGAGAACCAAGGAGGCACGTCATGGACGTCCTTGAGACTCTCCGTTCACGTCTTCGTGAGCGCCTCGCCGAGCGCGACGCCCACCTTGCCGAGATGGAGACCATCACCGCCGCCGCCGAGTCTGAGNANCGCTCAGAACTCAGTGACGACGAGACACTCCGCTTCACCGAACTGCGTGAGGCAATCACCAACTCCAACGCCGAGATCGACGAGATCGAGGCCCGTATCACAGAAGGAGCCAGCATCATGGATGCAGCTACCGAGGCCCGAGAGGCCGCTGTCAAGTCCGAGGAGATCGACGCCACCGAGGCGCGCATCTCCATCAAGTCCGAGGCCATGACGTACCGTCAGGGTGGCTCGCACTCCTACTTCAAGGACCTCGCGATGTCGCAGGCTCCTGGCGTGTTCGACGGCGAGGCTCGTGCCCGTCTGCAGCGTCACGCTGCCGAGTCACAGATCGAGTCTCGCACCTCGATGGGCCGCACCGACGGGACTGGTGGAGATTTCACGATCCCCGTCTACCTCATGCAGAACTTCGTGCAGCTCGCCCGTGCCGGTCGCGTCACCGCCGACCTGTCGAGCAAGTTCGATCTGCCTGCCGGTGCCGACACCGTGTCGATCCCGAAGATCGCGACTGGTGCCACTGTGGCTGCGCAGCAGGACAACAACGCTGCGTCGAACACCGACATCACCACGGCAACCGTGAGCGCCCCGGTGAACACCTACGCCGGTCAGCAGGTCTTCGCTCTCTCCCTGCTCGAGCAGAGCCCGATCAACTTCGACCAGGTCGTGTTCGCCGATCTGATCGCTGCGCACGCTCAGGCCATCGGCTCCGCTGTCGTCGGTGGTGCTGGCACCTCTGGCGCCCACAAGGGCATCCTGACGTCCACCGCGACGAACTCGATCACCTACACGGCGACCACGCCCACGGGCACCGGTGTCTACACCGCCATCGCTCAGGCTGTCAGCAACGTGGCGCGTCTGCGTTACCTGCCTCCGACCGCCATCGTGATGAACCCGCAGCGCTGGTACTGGCTGTCGTCTCAGGTGGACGGCAACGGCCGCCCGCTGACCGTGCCGAACTCCGGTGGCCCGTTCAACGCCTTCGGCGTCCAGAACGGCGAGGCCATGGCGCAGGGCGAGGTCGGCACCATGCTCGGCCTCCCCGTGTTCCTCGACCCGAACATCGGCTCGACCTACTCGACGAACCAGGACCGTGTCATCGTGGCCCGTTTCTCGGACCTCAACCTCTTCGAGAGTGCTCCGAAGACGCGAGTGCTCTTCGAGACGGACGCCAACCAGCTCCAGGTCCGCCTGCAGGTCTACAGCTACTCAGCCTTCACCGCTGAGCGGCTCGGTGCGGCCATCTCGGTCTGCTCCGGCACCGGGTTCGCAGCGCCGTCGGGCTACTAGTCCGACCTGCTGTCAAGTCGGCGGGCCTGAGTGCGACGGGGACGCGCTCAGGCCCGCCATCCCCACCATCCCCGATCCTTTCCCCAAGGAGCATCCCCATGAAGTCCAACGGCAAGGTCACCGTCGTCTGGCTCGACAATGGCGAAGTCACCTCAGATTTCGCCGTGTCGATCGCCGACATCTTCCGGGCGCAAAGCCACATCATCAACGGGCGGGTCATCGTCCGCTCAGGTGGGGCGATCACCCGTGGCCGCAACTCATCGATCGCCACNTTCCTTGCCTCNTCGGACGACGAGTGGGCGCTGCTGGTCGACTCAGATATGTCNTTCCCGGTCGAGTCGTTCACGACCGTCCTCGAGGCCGCACACCCCACCAAGCGACCCGTCGTTGGTGGTCTGTGCTTCGCCCACTCTGGTCAGTACGCCGGACCGTTNCAGACGCTCCTGCCGACGATCTACCACCAGACCCCGAACGGCAAGTACCGCCCGATGTGGGANTACCCCGACAACCAGCTCGTCGAGTGCGACGCCACTGGCGCCGCTTTCCTCCTGGTGCATCGTTCGGCCCTGCTCAAGGTCCAAGCGCACATCGGGCTCGGTGACTGGTCGTGGTTCCACGAAGGCCCGAGTGACGACCACTCGGTGTGGATGGGCGAAGACGTCATCTTCTGCGAGCACTTGAAAGCCGCAGGCATTCCGCTCTACGTCCACACCGGCTCCAAGGTCGGTCACGTCAAGGGCACGCATTACGTCCTCGATGAGGCGATGTTCAAGATGCTCCACGCTGCCGTCACCACCGTCGATGCTGACTCCTGACGGGGCCCGCTACTGGACGATGACAGAGAAGCGAGTCGCCCGCCCGTTCCACCTGCGCTGGCTGCAGCCGTTCCTCTGCCGTCAAGACGAGCGACGCTGGAAGGCCCTCACATGGGGCTCAGTGGCCGCTGTAGGCATCCTGACTGCGATCTACACNAACAGCCCGTGGATGGCGTGCGTGGCGTTCCTGCCGGGCGTTGCTTTCTCGGTCCGNCACCCGGTCCTTGTCGATGCGTTCGGCATGGCGCTCGCCCTCGGCGCTGCGCTTATGTTGTCGGTCTGCTGGCCAATCGCCATCGTGCTTGCACTCCTGGC